CAACTCCTTATAAAGAGAATATTGCTCTAACAATTGACATGTAGTAGAACAATTCTTGCCACGTTTCTTTTTAGTTGTAGTGATATATCTAACTCCAGGCATGTCATCGTCCTGTCCTATACCTATCATACAATAAGCAGCACCTTGCTTACCAAACTTACTTCCAGCAGCATCCTTCTCACCTAGTTTCTTTCTGTGCTTACGCTCAGGTTTACCATTCTCATCCTGGGCCCAGTAAGTCGTATCTCCTGATTGTGAGGTGCCTATAATAGGAAACCCTTCGTTAGCTATTCCTCTAATATCGTCATAAGTCTTTTTAAGATGCTCATGACCTCCGCTCTCAGATAGAGTGTCTAGCATATCTATAATAATTAGAGAAGGGTTGTATTTATCAACCTTATCTATTAATTTGTGAACATCCTTATAACTTCTAATTTGCTGCCCAATAAATAAATTATTATCGTAAGTAGCCTCAAAGTGCTTTCTCACCCGTCCAAACTGGTTAACAACGTCTTCAAAACCATCACACTTGTCGTGATATAGATTAGACAGAAACCTAGCCGCCAAATCTTCTTTAGTGTCTTCAGAAGTACAGTAGAGGATTGGGCGCGGCTTGTCTAGTAAATGTAAATTTTTAAATGTGTGCACAGCTTGCGATATACAAAACGCACTTTTACCTGCATTACTGTCTGCCGTTACAACTACAAATTGTCCTGGCATGTGACTTCCTATACCCGCCTGTAAGCCATTTAGAAACCAGGTTAATCCATTACTACTATCTAGCACTGTTAAATCTAAGTCCACTAGTTTAAAAATATCCTCATCCTTAACATTATTGTGTAACTGTAATTCTCTTTTTAAACCGTTTACAATCTCTTGTGCTCTCTCTAGACTAAAACCTGAGGCAATAAGAGCTTCCATCTTGTAACTAGCTTCACGCTCCAACAGAGAAGCGTATAAGTGATTTCCAATTTCCGAATTGCGAATTAGTGGGAACACTGTATCTCTATAATAAACAATATCGTTATGATCTAAGTTCTTAGCATGCCAGTTTTGACTAAACTCTGTATAGAATGTCTCCCAGTTTATATCCTCATTGTATTTCTCGTAATATTTCTTATAGTCGTGTAATAATCCTTCTGTAATAGGTATAAGTCTTTTAGTGTCTAGCGCACCATAGAACTTATCAAAGTTCTTTTTGGTGGCTAAACTTTTTAATAATGAAGCTTCTAATTGTATGTCTTCTTTATTTACCATATTTCATACCTTTCATCTATAATAGCCTGTAGAATATCTTTTAATTTGGCGTCGGCTAAATCATCTATAGCACGATCCTCAACACTTCTTTCGCTGGATAATTCATTTATGCGCTTCTTAAGATTTTGAATCTCATCTTCTTTATCCGCAATTATTCCATCCCTAAAATTTATAGCTTCTTCCAGTAGTGGGTGTTCCTCTTTTAAGATAGCTTCCACTATTTCAGGCCAATGCTTTGTAAACAAAGCTCTAACTTCTCTTCTGGTAAAGTAATCCCCATCCTTTAAGTTTGCCAACTTACTTACTAAACAATTTACTAGAGTAGTTATCTCATTCATAACAATTCCCCTATTTAGTGTACACCGTTCTTTTCTCGGACCTGTGCAAAATAGCCTCAATGCTCTTTAAATCCCTTTTACATCCCCTCATTAATTGAATTAGCTCGAACAGTCCGTATGCCACCACCGCTGTAAGTATTAACAAAGATGCTGCTATCATTTTATGGCTCCTGTAAATATAATACTTGTGAATATCTATCTTCGCCAGCTCTATACTCTGCTTCTAAGAATATTCTATCTATCTCTCGTTGGGCAAACCTAACTCCGAGCCCACTCTTAGAAGCTCTTATGGCTAAATCTTCAATTTCTTGCTCAGACATATTGATGTCAAACATTCCGTAAATAGCTAAGTCTCTTTGTTTCTTTGGTAATAAACGTTCTTTAATTATTTGTACGAAGTCATCTTTACCAAACCTGTCTAATTCTATAACAGCATTCATTCTACCCAACAATTCCGGAATAATTCCAGCTTGTAAGATACGTTCGTCTAAAGACTTCTTAGTATCTTCTATACCGTCAGAAGTAAACCCAAGTACATTCTTCTTAGCTTCTTCTTTAGTTACAGAAGAAAAAGCCCCAGAGAATACAAAACTAACCCCTGCAAATTCTTCTTTATTGTCGAAAGTTGTTAAAAAACTCGACTGCACATGAGAATTCCAACTTCCACTACTATCAAAACTATTACCTAATTTATCTATCTCATCTACGTAAACAATAGTTTTATCAATGGCACATTCTACATACTCATACAATTCAGGAAACATTTTAGCGTATCGTAAAGCTTCTTCTTTAATTTCCTTTTGTAGGTCCTCGGGGGATGTTCCTCCCCTAGCACTAGTTGGAGCTAATGCTGTAGCATCTAATTTAATTACAGGTCTATAAAGTAAGTCAGAAAGGCAAGAAACTAAATGGGTTTTACCTGTTCCGCTACTACCAATTAAAAGGATTTTAAGAGGAGCTATCAAATGTTCTTTCGCAACTAACTTATCATATTTCTGAATACACCTAATATCACTTCTATGCAACATAACCACTAGAGCTTTCTTAGCCTCTTCATGCCCTGTTACATACTCATCTAAGGCAGCCATAATATATCTACTGTCGTATTGCATGAGAAGCTCCTAGTATTTGTTCAAGTTCAGAAGGACTATAAGCTTTAGGATCACAATCTGTGACCTTAAGTTCAATCTTAGGAATATGTGTATTCCCAAAACCTCTCCTTCTTAATTTAAAGCTTAGTATACTATTCAGAGAATTGCAAATTTTATTTGCTGCTATTTGTCCACTATTAGTTTCTTTATCTTTGTCGTTGTCTAGCCACACTAGAATTTTCTCATAAGTTAGTAAACTGTTTAAGAACTCGTAAGAAGCTTTCGTGCCCCATAAACACGCTACATCAATATATTTACTTAACCTAACGTATGACACGTAGTCCTCAACTAAAGCGATTGTAGAGCTCCCTATAGAGCTTATAGCAGGGGTTTTAGGTCCATAGCTAAGAATACGTCTAGGAGTAGTGTTCCATCTCTTTTGATAATGCACCACTTTCCCTTTTTCTACAGTACAGAAAACTAAGGCCCCGTCTGGAGCCTCTGATATTTGATGTTTTATTATATCTTCATTTGTTACATAATATTTATTAAGCCACAACAAATTTATTATTGAGAACTTAGAAGGATTAAAGCAACTATCCGGAATTTCCGGAATACTGAATGTTCGTTGTTCGGGAACTGAAAACGTTCTATCATAGCTTTGTGTGAACCCGCAGCTGAAACAATGCACACCATTGGCATACGTACAGAATGGCTTACCTTTGTGATTATCACCACATTGAGGGCACTCAGCAGAAGAGGATATATATGTCATGGTTTTGTGTCATCCTTTAATCTAACACCATCCCTAAACTTATACATTGCATGGTCAAAACCTGCTTTATAGATTTCTTTAACTAGAGCCCTAGCATCAGCTAGAGTCAAATCACCTTTATGCACTACGTTTATATACCGATGTAATTGCGACCCAACTTCTCTAATTGTTTTCATATCCAAGGCTCCTGTTCTTCTTCATTCTTTATTCTAGAATATGAAATACTTTCTGCATAGGCTTCAGGCTCGTATATAAGCTTCTGGAGAGCTTTTACAGGAAGGCATAGCTTACCCCCCACCTTGTTCAAATCTAAGCTTTGAAGTAGCTCTGTGGCTGTTTTCTGCTGACATACAGACCCGTAGTACAAATCACTAACTAAATTTAACAACTCAGCAAACCTAGCACATAAATCTGGAATAGATTCTTGTCCTATATAGTCTAGGTGGTCTTCAAGATATTCTTTATACGCTTCTCTAATACTGTTAAGCTGTGTGCTGAACTGTTTTTTAGTCTTCATGATTATAACTCACTGTTGTAATAATCCAATAAGTGTGTTTCGTTCTCTATAGTGTAGTAGATGTCATAAGGAATGTCAACATTATTTTCTAAAATTTGTATAGCGTCTTCTCTAAAATAGCACCAACGTGTCTTGTGTTCCCACTTTCTACCGAATTGGTCTTCATACCATATAACTACGTTGGATCGTGGATGATGACTCATAACAATTCTCCAAACCATAGGGGTCATTAGATACCTTTAGTTGACCCCTCTTGAGGATTCTTAGGCATCTCTCTCTCTAGTATTCTTATGTCAGTATCTTACACTGTTTATTCGGAACACATTGCAGGTAGTTAGTCTGCTTTCCCCACACGCCTGAGTGTCCTAGGCGCTTATTGTCAACATTAACCCGTTTTATAAGAAACCACTCTTAAGTAATCTCTTGGCCCCGGTATCAAAGGGCTGTGTAAGATAAAGACTGTTACCGATTGTTATTTATACACGTTAAGGTATTCTAGCAAATCATTCGTGTTTTATATATTATAGCATAAGATGAAATAAAAGCAAATAATTCTTGACTTTTTCTTCTCGTATGTTATACTTTATAAAAATACAGAGGAATAGTGTATGAACATAAGTGAGCAAGGTAAGATATTCTTAGTTAGTTTAGAAGGCATATGTCTATCTCCTTACCTAGATAGTGTAGGCGTGAAAACGCTTGCAATAGGAGCTACGAAGAGTGAGCTACCTAATCTAGCCGACATGCCTTGGGATAAAAAGATAACAATGAAAGAAGCTTTTGATTTGTTAGAATATGGACTTAGAAAATATGTAGATGCTGTTAATAGAAGCTTAGACGTGTGTATTACACAACATCAATTCGATGCATTAGTATCTTTCGCATATAATGTTGGTACGGGGGTAGTAAGAGAGAGAAGAGGGGGTATGTCTGGCTCCACATTGCTGAAGAGAATAAACGCAGGGGAGTCAGGACAATCCATACGTAATGCTTTTATGATGTGGCTTAAGCCGCCAGAACTTAAAGGTCGTAGAACGAAAGAAGCTAATTTATATTTGAATGGAAATTACGGAGATGGGAAAGCACAATTATTCCCTGTTGACCCTAAGACACATAAACCTCT